GCCATAACAGCCCATAAAGCCCCAGCGATCAAACACATGATCACAATTGATGTTTCGTTCATTTTGTTGCTCCCGATTCTGGGAGCCGCGAATCAGCTCCCGAAATAAAGAGTGACAGGCAAAACCGACAAACTCAACAATCACGCTTAAATGGCGGCGTGTCGCTACTTCTTTTGCTCAATGAGATGTGTGTAAAGATAATCCAAACGAGCCTCGATTCGTGAAATCTGATCCTTCATACTCGATCCCGAATTCGGTGAAAGTTCGCTCATGACCGCTTTGATGATGATTCTCATTGACGAATAGACAGCTGCCAATGTCGTGATTACAAGTCCACCAACAGCTGTCCACTCGCCCACACTCACTTTTTGATGCCTAAAGCATGATCGTTAGGATTTGCCCAACGAGCTAAAACCGGCACAATTCCAGCGATTAAGCCCATGGCCAAATCTTTTGGATTGGTGTTTCCGGTCATGTAAACGGCCAGACATCCAGCCACCGCGCTGCGCAACCATGATGCCGCCGCTGCCTTAAATTGCTCCATTATTTTTCTCCTTTTGGTCGATCCGGTAAATCACCGGAAAACGCGCCATAAGTTGGTCGGCCATAGCCAACAACAAATGACCTTGCTCCCAAAGTTCTTGATTTAATCATAACTTCGCCACCATTGCGCTGATCGCCACCGCCTGATGTGTTGCCTTCAATGGTCACAATCTGTTTTTCCGAAACCCGGATAACCAACCCGATGTGATTGATTGTGGTTTTATCATCGATGATAAAGTCAAAGAAAACAAAATCACCAATCTTTGGCTCGGTGTGCCATTTCCTCATTTTTTTGAAAGCATCAGCTCCAGCCCGAGTGCTCACCACATTTGGCACATCGACACCAGCTTGATCGGCACACCAATTAAGAAATGACCCACACCATGGCAGCTTGTCGGCTTTCATGTGCTTGCCATACTTTGTCTCATTGTTGCCGGTTTCAGCCGTGCCCACCTCAGCGAGCGCAACCTGAATCAAACGCGGCAATGTGCCTTGTGGAAATGTCATTTATAGACCCAATGCAGCTTTCAGATCATCCAATGTAAGATCGACTTTTTTCAGTTTGTCCTCGATGGATAAGACTTTTACTGTGTCAATACCTTGATGAGCATCGACAACGGCCTGTGCTTTGGTTTTGTCTGTGGCCTTTATTTTAAGCCACAAATTGTTGTTTCCATCAATCTCTGGAGGCTCGCTAATTGTGACCCCAGCTGCAATCAATTCATTGACCAATTGCTCTCCATTAAGATTTTGTGGTGTTTCAAATTGAATCATAATCATGCTCCTAAAAATTGAATATTGACATAACCTTGCATTGTTTGACTTGAGCCTGAATCTTGATAAACAAACATTTCAATATAATCAGCAACGGCAAGATTCAAAATGGTTGAGCTTTGGATTGTTGCTGGAATAGTGTCGTTTAAGCGAAAGTCATAATTAAAACTTGCCGCAGTTTGTAAGAGCGCGCCGTTTTTGTACAATCTTTGAGCTTTAATACTTGCTGCCGAAGGATATGAGGCATAGAAAATGATCAAGTATTTGCCAGCCTTCCCGGCAGGAATCGTCATGCGTGATGTGTTTGTTGTGGTGCTGTGGAAACCATCGGTATCGATGTCCTCAAATCCCATCGTCAGTGCCGTGTAAGCTCCATTAGGAATTGATGGTGCGCCCGATGCTGTGCAACCAACAAAATTTGGTGCTCCGGGTGTTGCCCATTTTAATCCGGTGGCTGTTGTGGAATCGGCCGTCAAAACTGTGTCGTTAGCTCCTACGGCCAATCGTGCCGGTGTATCGGCTGCCGTTGCTGTAATAAGATCGCCTTTGGCATCAAGAATTGTTAATGGATCAGCGTTTATCCATGTGAAATCCATGTTTGTGTTGGATGCTTTTGATAGCACTTGACCTGTTGTGCCGCCTTTAAGATCGGCCAAGGATGTATCGACAGCCTGACCAAATACCTCAAAATCGGCTGGCAAATCCGTAACCAAATCTGTGGCTGTTGGCATTTGCCATCCAAAATTGCTTGTTGGATTACTCATGTTTTCTCCTTACGCCACAATCGTGGCATTGATCCAATCCAAAGTTGGATTGACTGTGTTCCATTGTTCTACCACCGGCACATCGTTCCAGCGCATTGCTTGCAACGAAAATGAAATTGGTGACAAAATCATTGAAATGCTAATCTGATTGTATCGGGCAGAAAATGTCCAGCCTTCAACAAAACCCAGATAATCGCCAGAATTCATGTTGAGTGGCAAATCGGCAATTTCAACCGGCATACCCATGAACACATTGATCAGATCATCCCGATCGGCATCATCTAGCTCTGGGTTTGTCAGCTCAAAAGTTATGTTGTTGAAATTAAATCGGGGGTAAGCTCTTAAAGCCAAATAGAAATCTGCCTGATCCTCGGCATCGTGCAAATGCCGCAATGTCGTTGTGAAAATCTGTGACAATTGGCCATAAAGCCCGATTGAGGCAATGTCGCTGGCACTTGTTTCATTGTTACTGTTTTGGCCGTATTTGATGGTGATGTTGTTTCGAACATCGCCTGTGCGTGATTGGATGCTCAAACCTGATGCCAAAGCGTGATTTGCCGTTAGTTCAACATAGCCGTTAAGTGCAAGATAGTTGGTTCGGTGCGTGCTGTCGGCATAACCAATTCGCCCAAATGCATCCTCGTAAATGTAGCCCAAGCCGGATGATGCTAAAGCTGAAACCAATGAATAAACATCTGTGCGGCTGGATGATCTTTGTGCCAATTCGTAATTGCCGGGTGTGTCAATTTCGCCTAATCCGGTGTTCTGTGCATCCTGCCATTGCTCGGTCGGATCATAGGTTGCCCAAGTTAATCCTCCTGGTACTTCCTGCCATGAAGCAAATAAAACTTCGCTAAGAATTGTCAAAATCTGATCACCATCAAAATCATGTGACAAGACGCCATCGGTCAATGCTTTTGGCAATCTCGACAATGCACCCAATGCAATGATGTTGATGCGCTGTGCATAATCAATGCCGCCAACCTCTGCGACAGCAATTCCGACCTCTACGACCGATCCGCCAAAAATTGGCACAAAAGTAGCTGTGGAATCTTGCAGCTCAATTGTGAGCGAATCATTGATTGCAATTGTCACATTTGATTGATCAAGGTTGATGATTTCAAGATTTGCGTATCCGGCTTGTGCTTGCTCATAAATGTTTGTTCGGCCGCTGGTAATTGTTAGGTTGGCCAAAATGGCGGTTTGGTATTGAGTGCCGCCAATTGTCACACGCCAAACAGGATTAAAAATACTCATCAGCTGGCAAAATTCAGCGCACCATTTGTGCCGCGATAGAAACTATCATTGATCGTATTTACTATTTCCCGTGCTGTGCGTTCTGGATCGATTGATCCGGTCACATTAAGATTGATAGTTGTGGGTGCTTGCGTAGTCGTGCCTTCTCTTGCTTGGCGCAATCTTTCGGTTTCAGCTTGTAATTCAATGCTCCGCAAAACGGCTGCCTGTTGAGCCAATGACAATCCTGAAATGTCGCGTGTGCCGCCAAATTTGGATGTGACAACAACCGGTGGGCCAACTGGCCCCGGTGTCACAAATGGATTCTGTGCAAAAGACTTTTTGAGTTGAGCAATTCGCCTGTCGCGATCCTCTGGATCCTCGCTTGGATCGTCCTCATAATAAAGAATATTGCTGGCTCCGCTTGCCTTCAAACCTTTTGATGTTGTATCTGCACCGCCAAAGAAAAAACGACTAATTGGATTATTTGCCACAAAGCTGACAAAAGATTTCAATGCGGTAATTGTGCTTGTGATGAATCCAACTAACCTTGAGAAACCTGTAACCAAACCAGCCACAATTGATCCAATGGTTTCAAGTGCTAATTTGAAAGCACCGCCTAAAATTGGAGCTAAAGTCTCACTCACAAATTCAGCAATTGTTTTGAATAAACTGAGCAATGGTTTTAATTCATCGCTATTGGCAGACACCGCATTTTTGATTTTGTTAAATGCCCCGACTAAACCTTCAAAAACAGGCCCCACAATTGCTATAATCCCCGGGATGATTGTGTCCGCAATAAACCCGTACCATGCTTTGATGATAGGCAAAACATCATCGCGAATAATTGTAAAAATCTGGGAAAAAGCTGGCCCAAGTGTTTCGCCTAAATTTTTTGCAAAGTCTTGGATTGCTGGGATGCCTTTATCCACAAAATTGCTGACTAATGGTGTTAGTGCATCAAGCACATATGATCCGACAGTTTCTTTGGCTTCATCAAAGGCAACCGATAAACGAGCCATTTTGCCTTCAAATGTTTCAGCTTGTCTGGATGCCTGACCTTCAAAAGTTGCTGCCAATGCAGCTGCGGCCGCATCGAAATCTTTTGACTTGATGATTGAATCATCAATGCCAACACCTAAACGCTTGAGTGCGCCTAGATTGCCATCATAGGCCTTGCCTAATGCCTCAGAAACGGCTGATAAATCCTTGCCTGTACCGGCCGCAATGTCCAAAGCCAAAGATTGCAATTCCTGTGCCTTGGTTACATCTTTTGTGGCTCTTAATAATCGATCCAGCGATGGTCGCAATTGATCATCGGTTACGCCATTGGCTAAAGCTGTTTGTGTTATGTAATTCTCAACAGCTGCAATTTGAGCGTTGGTTGCACCTGTAACATTTTCCAAAGTAGTTGCCAATTTGGCTTGTGCAGCTTCGTCAGCAATAGCAGATTGCACGCCATCAATTAACAGTTTTCCAGCGTAAGCGGCAGCGGCCACTCCGGCCGCAGCAAATGCCAAACCAGCCTTCTTGCTGAAGTCACCAATCTTGTTGCCAAATCCTTGAACCTCGGTTGATCCGGTATTGAGACTTTTCTTGAGCTGATCTACATCGCCAAGAATTGAAAGTTTGAGTGTTCTTGATTGACCAGCCATCACCACTCCTTCAAAATCTTAGAAAATGCATTTTCCCATTGATTGATGATGTGTGGCTGTTCGGCACGCAAGGTTGGATAAATAAACCATCCGCGCGAGCCTCGGCCTTGACGGCCTGACCAAGTCGGAAATTGCTTGTATTTGTTTGATCCAAATTCAAAACCGCCCCAAAGCTGTTGAGTTGTACCGCCACCGCTAAACTTTTGAGATACAAAACCAAAGCTAATCTCACCAATCTTGGATGATTTGCTTACTCGCGATCCTTGAGCAATTCTGTCATCGCCTTGATTTCTTGTATTCGATGCAGCTGCAATGATTTTGGATTGCAAATAAGTTGCCAATCCGTTTGAAACGGCTTTGGCTTGAGAAACGGCTGCATCATCCATGGCCTTGAAAGCACCAATAATGCCGCGCAAATCACTCTTGTCATAAGCGATCGTCTCAGTTGCCATTTCTGATCCTCAGTATCTCGAAAGCGGTTAGTACATCCTCAGCTGTTTGAAACTCTGATCTTGACAATCCGGTGGTGATTGCTAATTCCCAAAGAATCCGGTTTATTGTTCCGGATTCGTAACTTTTGGGGTATCAGTTTCTCCCATGTTTATGTCAGTTACAGTCTCGCACCATGCTTCAAAAGGCTTGACAGGTTTGCCAGCTGCCTCGCGCTTGCTTGCGTGGTATGCCAAAAACATCAAATCAGCGATGCCCAATTTCTCAGATACTTGCTGGATAGTGTTCCCGGTTTTCTGTTCCCATTTCATCCACTCCGGTGGGAGCGCGGTATAAGTTGCACTCTCCCCGGATGTGAATTCGATAGTAATTGGTAGTTTCATGCTCCCGATCTCCTTTGTTAGCTAATTGTCAAAACAGGTGTTGTCACACAAGTGAAAGATAGTGAGACAGTTTGTGCATCCGGTGCTGTACCGCCCGCGCTTGGCAAAATTGGCTGAACATCAAAAGCAAATGATGCTCCAGAATCTGCCCCAAAAATTACTGAAAGGCCAGTATTTGGTGCGTTTGTTGCAGCTGTCCAAAGTTCTTCACAAAGCGATCCAGCTGCGCCCCAATCGGCCAACATCTCAACAGCAAATGTGCCTTGTGTATCTGTCGTGAAATAACTTTTTCCATCGAGTGTCTGATATGTATTGATCGTTGAATCGACTGTCAAAGTCGCTGATGTGGCCTGAGCATCATAATTATCACCAGCAATGGTGAAAGTGATGTCTCTGCCCGTGATGATTGTTGTTGGCATGATTTCTCCTTAGTTGGTGTAGTAAGTGCTGACTTGTAAATCGGCCGTGAGGTATTTGCCCGCGCCAACTTCCAATGGTTGTGGTTGATTTACATTGCCGACAACATAGCCGTTCGGCATTGCGCTAATGATGCTGATCATCAATTGTTCGAGATTGTCCAAAGCCGCTGCATTGTTTGAGTATCCGACAACGCCTGTGACAGTTAAATTGATTTTTACTTTTGTGGTCGAGCCATTGATTAAAACGCTTTCCAAATAAGGTGCATCCGGAATCAAGCAAATTGATGGGCTTGTCATTGTCTCTGGAATTCCGTTGTACACATTGGCAGCAATCCCCGAAAGTGCTGTTTTCAATGGTGTGCGGATTGCGGATTCGATGCTCATTGGCACATCGTTTCAACATCGAGAAACGGGCCTAAAAGCCCAATGACTCTGTTGGAAAGGCTTCGGCCTAAAATGAACGGGCTCGGCTGAAAATTATCTGACATGATTTGATTGCCGGGAGCTGTGATGCTCTGAAAAATTTCAACCGACACAACCAAAATTGCGTTTTCTACCGGTGGTGTTGCAGCGTAAAGCTGTGCGGCTGATCCACCGGATAAAGTCGCAAATGCCGCCGGAATAAACGGCAATGGATATGTGCGATCAGCCGCCGCTGTTGCCGCTGTAAAAATGTATGGCTCAATCCGATCATCGGTGACTGTATAGGTCGCGTTGTAGGCTCCGGCCCCGGTTACAACAACAGATTGACCCGGCACAAAATAGTTTGGCCGCATTGTGGTGAAATAAATGACGG